GCTTGGGTTTGGTGCCTTAATTCGGCGTTGTCTTCTTGTTGATGGCCTCGATTTATCTACTCAGAGTTGGAATCAGTACCTCGCTAAGAGGGCCTGGGAACTTGATCTGTGTACGATGGATCTTTCCGGTGCTTCGGATACCGTCAGTCGAGAGGCTGTCTGGTTTCTTTTACCATTTGATTGGGCGGATGCTCTACACTTCTCGAGGGTGGACTACACGTCCCTCCCCGATGGAGAAGAGATTCCGCTTAATAAATGGTCGAGCATGGGAAACGGATATACGTTTGAGCTAGAGACCCTAATTTTCTACGGAATCCTTTTGGGAGTCCTAGAACATCTTGGTCTTGATAGTACACTCGTAGCTTGCTACGGTGACGACCTCATTTTCCCAAATGAGGCGCTTGAACTTGTAACCAGGACCTTGAACTTTCTCGGGTTCAAGGTGAACCATGGTAAAACGTTTGGCAAAGGCGTTTTCCATGAAAGTTGCGGCACTGATTGGTTTATGGGTCAAAATGTCCGCCCCTCATTTATGAGGAGCGAGCATCATGACTTTCCAACGGTCTGCTACACCATAGCAAATGGTCTTACTCGATTCTCCCTTTTGGTGGGGGGGAATAGAGATATCACTTGCTTATCCGCTTGGTTGCGCTGTTTTTCAGCGTGCCCTGTGGAAGACCGTCACCGAATCCCATTTGGGTTCGGCGATGTAGGCTTTGTCGATTCATTCGACAGGTCTACGCCTTCTTTTCGTTTCGAAAAGCGAGGATGGTCTGGTTTCTCGTTCAAATATCGAACTTGTAAACCTGTGGTATCACGAATCTCCGAGGAGGGGAGCCTCTTGGCTCACCTCAACGGGAATCGAACTTCATTCTCTCTCGCAAGAGAGAGTCTAAGAGGTCGATTTCGTGACGCAACGACGAGCTGGGGCTACTCGTTAGAGTGGCCCCATCTAGGCCCCTGGGAGTAATTCCAGGTTGAGGCAGTAGCCTCTGGAGTTGAAAGGTGGTGAGCATTGCCAAGCTCACCC